CTTCGTCTGAAATACTTGGATTGTTCTGTTGGGCGTTAGCGTCAGAACCTGAAGCGTTGGCTTGTGTGCCAGTGGGCATTGTGAGATGCGGTAAAAATAAATCTAGCACTCTGCTAGGTTCCGTAGTCAGTGTGGCGAAAGACCACGGGACTCAGCAGAGTGGTGTTAGCTGTGGAGAAAAAGAGCGAAAGTAGACAAAATATGTCTGGATTTCATTATAAGTATTTACATCGACACACACAGACCATATACGACATTTATGTCGTTTTTTGCTCTTTATAACCATTCAGCCAGTCAGAATGCTTCTTCACTGTTCTTTGGACTGTTCTCACAGAGACACTTGCTAGATTCGCTACCAGCTTATTGTTCCTATCGTAATTGAGGTACAACGTCAGAATATAGCGAGACGAGCACGATACATTCTTAGGGAAAATAATCATACTTTAGGTAGCTCTAATGCTTTAGGAATGAAAGTCGATAGCGACTTTGGCTTTGGTACTCTATCTGTAGGAATAGTGTTGTTCTCTGTTCTGGTATCTGCCATAAACATATTCCTTATTCGCAAGGCAGATTCCCTATCTACGTCACTATTGAGCTTATACGCTAATCCGGTGAAGTAGTTATAATGTGCGATTCGCAACTCCCTCGAGTGCTCCCGCATTAGCTGGGAGTCCTTGTCCGACAGGGTTAGGCGTTCCAGGGTAAGTGCTGGAAGGTGCTTGGACAGGAGCTTGACCAGAAGTTTGGAGAGCCATTTCATCGGGGCTTGGGGGAGAAGGATGGACAAGATTCTTCATGTGATCTACTTGCGCGCTCAATTCTTGCAAATCTTCGTCATTTTTCTTCGTTGGGATTATATCTTCTGGGTTGATTTCCCCAAAATCCAATGCCGCTGCGGCGAGCTTATCTGGGTCTGCTCCTTCCCAATCCGGCCAGAATTGCTTTAACTGTAGAATGAAATCAGTAGCTGCCCTAAAGTTAGTAGCGTCTTGCGCCTTCCTGTCACCAAGCATCCGCTTTGTGTCAACGATAACATCCATTGCTAGATCATTCTCAAGATACCCTATCGGATATACATATTCACCAATAATAGGTATGTACGAGTCTTCTGCCTCCATTGCATCGTCATACACCAGTGTGTTTGGATTTTTTGTCAAGTCAGGATTATATTTTAACTGCCTCTTTTTTGTAATAGAGAAGTCTTCCCTAATTTTTTCACCCTTTATTTTTATGTATTCTTTTCTTCGCTTTTTCGGTTTAGAGCCATTAAGATCACTATAATCCTCTGCCGTAGCCAAGCCAGACTTGATTTCGTCACGAGCAATGGCTACCTGCTCTTCTGTCATTTCCTCGTATTCATCTACCGTCAGTTCTACAAGCGATCCTGATAGCAGCAGCAGGCCGCACGGCTTGAATGTTTCTGCCTCTAGCCTCTTCAGCCTCTGTTCTGCACTCTGTGTACCAGCCTTTATTCTTTGAGCAAATTCAAACGCAGTCTTACTGGTGTCTCCAGTAATTTGATTGTGGTTAATACCAGTTGCTGGAATAACTGAGCCATCCAATACATCTTTCATGCTTCCAAAGTCGTTTGGACGGTAAATGCCAAGTGGCTGCGGCGTGATTTTCCCATCTATAAGCTCACCTCCCACAAGCCTGTTTGAGTCAACGTCTATATAGGAATCCGCTGAGTTCCCCTCGTAGTTAAGAGCTACAGCGTTAGCCCACCTATAGTTATCGATCTGAATGTTGAAGATCGTCTGGAGCACCATATCCTCACCTTCGATTCTCTGAGCGAGTCCCATACCGTAAACAGAGTGTTCACCGGAGCAGTTCTTATCGTAAGCATGGAAGTATGTTCCCCACCTGAGAGAACACATACCGAGAAGGTTCATCCCTTCACATCTAATGACTTTCCCATTTTCTGTTGTCTGGTGTATCTTTAGTGATTTGTCATAAATCATAACTCCAAAGCGTTCCGGTGGAGTTACAGCAAAAGAATCTGCTTCTGAGCAAAATGCTTCTGCGTAGATGCGAATAGCATCTATAAGCTCATTTTGGTACTCATATATTACAACTGACTTTCCTTTTGCTATCTTGTCAAGATTCTTATACTTCTTTTCCCCATTGGGGAGCGTTACGCGTCCATACTCTTCTGTGAACTGATCCCATCCGATGACCCTACGTTTCAAGCATGAAGGAACTTTTGATAGATCGGTCACATTAGGCGATCTCCAGCAGTTGAGAGGATTTAGTGCTCTTATGCCTACTTTTGGCCTTCCTGGCCTTGTATCGCGTACAACCTTTTCTGTAAAAGTTCCATCACCGTTTGGGATTCTTAGCGTTCTTTGCGGATAGTCAACATACACTTCAAAGACTCCGCATCCCATCACAAAATAGTCTCGCAGGAATCGGTCTTGGTGCAGAAGATAATTTGAGTCAGAAAGAACTTTTCTCATTAAGTGCTTCCAAATTATCACCTTTTTGGAATCAGACGGGCCATATGGTTCAAATGTAAAATCTGGCTCCCCCTCACTCATCTGATCAATTCCACGGTCAATTTGTGTTCTAGTATAGCCTAGGAAAATACGCGAAACCTCATCCTCTGGCTTTGCAGTCTGCAAAACATTATGCACAATCATTCCACGCCTAGCATAAGCATCCCATCCAGAATTTCGTCTGTATTCAATCATGTATTTTGCATCTTCCCAGTCCTGGGCAGTCTGCTCGCGCTCTTGCTCTGAAATCTGCTCCTTAGAAAGCCTTCCCCTATCTTCCTGGTGGTAGAATGGAAAGGCATCTTTCTCCGCTAATGGAGTGGTGTCAGTATTCGATGTTAGTGGCATAGCAATCTAGTTGGCTGCCACACCTTCCTAAATTTTACACCAATAAAAAGTGAATATCAAACGACTCCACCGACGAAACTAAAGAATAAATGGCTGGAATTCAGGAACTGGCAACTTATTACCTCTCACACTCACCCCAGTATCTGTTTGTGTCCAGACTGCAAGTTTCTTTTTATCTGGTTTCTTTGGTAGATCGCCATATAGCTTAATATAACGTATCGAGTTTCTGAAGTTATCATTTACTTTGTCAAGTGTTGCTTTCTTGTCTTCATAAAACTCTTGATGAGTGCATGAAACTCCCAGTGGGATTCCATTCGCCCTTAGCTCAAATAGCATGTGTGTCGGGCCTTTCTTGAGCGTCATGCTATCGATTTTAACTGGGGCTGGCATTAGCGAAGTTTGTGGGAAGAAAAGCCTTCACCGTAAAAAACAACTCTTGGCGGGAGTATACGTCTAATCATCTTTTCCCCACAAGAGCAGGTAGGGCATTCTTGCTTGCCTATGCGACCATGTACAATTTTCTTTTTGCCACAGGAGCATTGATAATGAAATTTCATAGTTTTTAGTTTAGCGCATGATTCCAGAATAGATAGAATTCTTCTGCTTTTGAACTGGCTTTGTCTTCGGTGCCATAATTGACAACGCTATGGTCATGTAGCGCACAGCGTCACTCATGTGACTGGCCCAGTTATGCTCCGGCTCATCTGAATATGTCCTTCTGTTTTCAGAATACTTTGGTGCGTAGTTTGATAATGGTTCAAGCACCTTTTCCTCTAGCTTCTCATCTATCCAAAACGATGCGAATGACGACTGAACGAGTTTTATACCTTCTTTCTTGCTATTTTGCTGCGGAAGGCCATCGTTTCCGTCTTGGCTCCTGTAAATGTTCTGCAAGCCAAGTTTCCTTAATTGTGCTATAATAGACATTCCTAGCTGCAATTGCGTAACGCTTGCATCGAATGGAAGATAGTGCATGCCATACTTGTACTTCTTCTCGCAGAGAAGTGTGTAAATTTGCTCTACAGATGGGCTATAAAGTTCTTCAGCATCTATAATACGCACTTCTTTGCCGTACACCTGGAAGAACACTATTGCAGTAGTAACGTCTCCAGGGTCAAAAGCTGTGTACACAACAAGTTTTGGGTCATAAGGTACCTTACAAAGTCTCTTTTGCTCTCTTAGACTCATGATTTGCTCGCTGTAATATGCGCCCTTGGTGGCAGCGTCAAAAGAACAATGGTATTCCTGGTTAAAAATATCAATGTCCATTTCTGTTTTCTCTTTCTCTAGCACTTCAACGCTAAGCACGCCTGTGACTGTGACTGTATCCACGGCCCAAAACCATGATGAATC